AAAGAGTAGCTTACTTGGGTGAGGGACATTTTGGTTCCTTAAATTCTAACTTGAGCTTGTACTTCGGCGTTTATTAAGCGCTGCGGATAATAAAATATGTTTGCAATATGACCGTTTACAAAATTTGCTGCACTGTCTAGTGACCCGATATTTAATGTAGACAAGCCAGTTGGAATAGCATCTGCTGAAGTTCTAAAAGTTCCGCCTGTCACTTGCCCAGCAAAATCAGCATTTTTTATAGCTACACAAGCTTTTCTTAAAATACCTTTTGTTGGGATACCTAAATACATTGCAAGATTACCATTTACAAAAACATACCCGCTTGCAGTGCCTGCTCGGTAGTCTATGCGTTGAGCACTTGATCCATTATTTATAGAAAAAACACCGCCTGGACCCGTAGCGTTTGTATCAAACCAAACAGTAAGCGCACCAGCACTAGCGTTATACCAACTGCTAAAATTTGTACCCGTCATGGTTGCAACATCATTATTGCGGGTTGTAGCTGTTGTCGTTGGAATAAAACTTGTAGCAAATGCACCGACTTCTAATTGAGCGTATTGAACCGTCCCTGAAACAGTAAGAGTTAAAGCGCCAGCTGTGGGGGTAAAAGTATAAGTTTTTCTTGACGGATACGCGCCGCTACCGGTTTGCGTTGAAGAACTTGTACCACTTAAAACAATATTTCCTGTTCCGTAAAAACTTAAAGTATAAGCAACCGCCGTTGTTGTTACAATTTGTGTTGTTAAATTAGTGCCGTTTATTAAGCTATTTACAAGAACATTAGTTCTTGCTTCTTCAATTAATAAACCTTTGCAAACCAATGTTGTAGGATTATAGTCAAATCTTGGTAAGTTAGCGTTAATACCTACAATATTACCACTTGAATTAGTTACAGTGGCCGTGTTGCCTGTACGAGTAAATGTAACGCGAGAATCAAGAACGGCGGTTGTAAAATCAAGCGCAAGATTAGGTAATACTCGTTCTGTGGCTGTTAAAGCAAATGAAGGCGTAATCATACGTAATTTACTTCAATTGTTGATGTAACTGGCGGCGCTTCCGAAAAAGTAACCGATGTATTTACTACGGTGTAAGTGTTTTTTTGCTGATATACACCGTTAATATAAATTTGTGTGGTGTTTTCGCTAAAAGGTGCGTTGGCTAAAATAAATACTGTCTGAGATCCTGTACCTACAAAATTTTCTACTAACCCAGCACCCGCAATACCACTAATATTGTCTGCGCTCCATATTTGCACATCTGAGCTAGTTGTTAGTATAAATTTATACAAAACACCTATAGCTAACCAAACTTGACCCCCATTAGGGATACGGCCTGAAGCATCTAAAATCATAGGGTTAGTATGAGCTATATTACCTGCGGCGGAAGTGTATGTTGTTAAAGGCGTAGTCGTGCCTGCAGCGTAGGTATAAAGTTTACCGCCAGTTAATACGTTCCCGCTGTTGTCAAAAAATTGCCATCCTGAACCACCTAAAGGCGAAAGATTAACTGTTGGCATATTTTAATTCCCTTATTTTTTTACTTTTCGTATTTACACACCAAGATTACCGGCAGCTACAAACGTGTTTGCCACAGGGCAAACAAGAGAAATTACTGCGTATTGACCCATAGTGCTAAATAATGATGAGTAAGACACTAAAGTTTGACCGCCTGCAGCCACAGTTACTTTGCCTGCGCCGCCTTGAATAATTGTTACGCTAAAACCAGCACCTAAACTTGCCGCGCAAGTAATGGTGGTTGCTGATCCGCTTGTGCAGTAGATAATTTTGCCGTTGTCGCCTGCGCTAAGAGTACGAGATGTAGTTGCTTCGGTAATAATTGCACCTGAAGTTTGAGCAAAACCGCCAGCCGTAAAAGTACTAGATAAAGTTAAAGTAGACGCGTCGATTGCACGGCCTGCAGTTACGTTAGCAATAGATACTTGTTTAGTAATGCCGCCTTGAACAATCGGCAATACTTCTGTACCCGCTAAAGGGGTGGTTGATGCGGGTAATCCTGATATTTTGACGTCAGCCATGATATTTCCTTAAACTAAAATAAACGCCCCGTCCTCTTGGACGAGATTTAAGCCAGATTCGGTGGCAAGGTTGTCATACGCTTGATCCCGTCCATAACCTGAAAAAAAAGATATAACGCTACCTAGCCCAATTGCTACACCGTTGCGAAGGCCAACACCAAAGCTCATCGAATATTAATCGGTTTAGCGTATACAGTGCCAGCCGTAGATATTTGCAATACGCTAACACGCCAAGGGGCGCCTGAACCTGTTTGCGGTGCAAAAAACGGAATTGGGGTAAACGCTGGGATAGGAGTGCTTGCGCTAGTAGCTGTTACAGCTACGCCAACAGCCACATAAACGGGTTCAGTTGACCAAACCATCACACCTTGTGGGCCTGGGTTCCATGTACCTACGGTAGCAGCAGCCGCACCGCTTGCAGCGGAAGCAGCGGGATATTCGGCATCTGCTAGGGGTCTTAAAAGTTCCATAATTGGTTCCTTATGCTAAAAATTTTAGCTTATACAACGTTGATAAATAAAGTTCAATGATGCCATCAATTAAATTCTGCAACGGTGCATCTGCCTTGTCGCATACATCGTAACGCATTGTTTCTAATTCAGCAAGTTGATCTTCTAAAAACTCAACCACATTATTAGTTTTTTTTGCGGACATTAAACTGATTGGGCCAATTAGACCATGACGACCTTGATAAGCTTCAGCAAAACTATCACCTAAATCAATGATGTTTTCATAAAACTTCTGTAATGCTTTGTGTTTTGCATAGCTACGAGTGTTCAGATGGGCTGAATGAGTCACATCACGAGCTAAAAACAACATTCCTATAAAATCAGCGCATTTTTTCATTGTGGCATTCCTTCTGGTGGTACTTGACCTTCCATTGGCATCATTTCAGGTGGCACTTGACCTTGCATTGGTGGTTGCTCAGGCATTTCCATTGGTTCACGTTGTAACTCTTGACCAACTAAATCGCCTGTGTCTAAAGCTGCTGCAATGGTACCCATTACAATGTCTTGTATCTGCTCGGCTGTCATGCCTGCTGAAACAGCGCTGATTCGCTGTGTTTCAGCTTGATATGCCTTGATGTCAGCTTCAAAATTCTTACGTTCTAGGTCTTGAACTTCTACAGATTTCTGAAATTGTTGCATCATTTGATACATTTGTTCCATTTCTTGACCCATAGCTTGCATTTGTTGTTCTGCGGCTTGCAAAGCAGGGTCTTTATCGCCATTTTCAAGCAATTTAGGATCAATCGTCTTAGCCAAACGGTCTGCCAACTCTTGAGCGCCAGGCCAATCCATGTTTTTAACAAATAAATCACCCGCAACGCTCCACAACTGTGGGTTGCCTTGCAGAATTTGGCTCATTGCGTCCATAGATTCTTGACGTTTGGTCATATAGCTTGGTCCAGTCGTTACAACCACGTCGTATTTACCAACGCCTGGGTTGTAAATCTTCTCAATCAAGATGCCTGACTCCATGTCGCGAATTTCTTTAACTGGTTCTGGCTGTTCTGGATTGATCTTTACCATATCAACTTCACCATCAATACCTACAATACGAGCAATACGCTCTGTATCATAAATCTTAGGGATCATGTCTACTAACTGACGTGTGATGTGACGAATGGCGCGAGCCAAGTTGTCTACATAGTGATAAGTACCTGTGTCGCCTTGTTTTTCGCGAGCTAAGATGGCACGGCCTGAACGTTCGTTACCACCAACACCTAAACTAGCGTCATATTGACCAGTGGTTGATTTGATGTCCTCACTTGCACCCATTTTGGCTTGAATCAAGCCTGTTTGTGGTAGCGGTGGGGCTGCACGTTGTGGCAACGGCAATACAGCACCTGCGCCATCAGTTACGTCAGGGTTAACTTCCAAGTACGGCCAATTGGTCGTATTGGCTGTTTTCCATTGCATTTCGTAACCTTCAAACTGACCGCCGTAACCAATAAAGGGTGCTTTGGGCGCCAAAGCTAACATTTCAGCTTCTTGGCTAGTCCAATAGTTGTACATACGTTGTGCATCTTTAGCGTTACGTACCAAACCAGAGATATAGATTTGACCTTCAACTTCAAATTCGTTACCGATTACACGTACCACAGGAATCCACTTACCAGCCCATTCTTGCTCTTGCAAGACTTCATAACCGTTAGTTTTCATCCACATGACTTTGCGACGATCTACTTCACGGCTGCGAATAGGCTTAACACCCATACGTTTCATGTCTTTATCTTCAGGCGAATTGCTAAAAAACGCATTATTGCCTGGGTACAAGTTTAATGTTTCTTTTTTGTGCGTGTAGTAGAAATACTCAGCAATACGAATGGTATTCTCATCTAACCATTGGCTTAAATACTGGTCGTTTACACCGCTTGCCAACATAGAACTGAGGGGCGCCGCATCTGGGTACTCACGCTCATATTCTTCTTTGGTTAAATCTTCTGTTATAAAACACCATTCGGCATCGGCGCCCGTTGGGTCTTGAGCCATTGGATCCATGTATACACTGAAACTGTTGCGTATACGACCAATGCGTAGGTCTTGGTCAAACGTGTTCTCGTCGCAGTATTCTGTTAGAACGCGGATGTAACCTTCACCATAAGTTACTTGATTCTCGCAAGCTGTGTCATAGGCTACATCAGCGTCTGACATATACTCAATATGACGAACCATGCCGTCATAGATAGCTGCAACTTGTACGTCAGCGTTATCGTCTGCTGGAATGACTTTGCCACTTGGGCGGTTCTGACGCTGTTCGTTTGTTACCATACGAACGTGTTGCGGCAGTTTGTTAATTGTTAGGCATGGACGAGCGTTGATGGTTTGACCTTGGACTGAGCCACGGGTCTGCAATACGTCTGCTGGCCATTGCCATTGATTGTCTGGTGATCCTGCCATAAAGCGCAAGTCATCAAGTTCATCTTCCCGGCTGTCAGAATAAGCACCAATTGCCATTGTATAGCGATGACGCATCTCAGCGAGTTTGTCGCGGTGATCGTCTGGGCCAGTAGGATTACTACCTACGTTGGCTACTTGACCTGCTTTGTTTATGCCTGTTGGATCACTCATTTAATATCCCGATCACGTCTGGTTCGCGCATCATCAATAGTTCTTCGCCGTCCACTGTAACCTTTTGGCCTGAATATTCACCAAATAGCACGTGGTCGCCGACTTTGACGTTCATAGGCTCAAGATTACCTTTTGGTAATTTCTTACCATCGCCTGCAGCCACAATGATACCGCTAAATAACTTGCTTTGGGGTAAAACTATTAAAGAAGATAACTTTTCAATATCTTGACGAATTAAAACACAATTACTTAACGGACGCATCATTTAATAAAATTTCCAATTTGTGAAGATAAATAAATAATTAAACCACCTGCTATTGTAGCTACTGCGTCATAGACTTCAACGCCATGAGGTGCTGGTAGTCCTAATTTAGTAGCCGTAATATTAGTAAGTTTGTCGTTCACTTCTTTAGCAATCCCCGCACCTACAGCGGTGAATAATCCTAGTTCTGCCGCAAATGCAATGCCCAATACACTAGCAATTACATATACACCAAAGGTTAATATTGCACCCCAAATGGCGTGGTTGGCTTTATCTTGCGGTAGGTTTGGTAGTTTTGGAAACATTATTTTTTGCTTTTACCTTTGGCAGCTTCACGCTTTACTGAGTAAGCAATAGCAACCGCTTGTTTAACTGGTTTGCCTGCTTTTACTTCAGCTTTAATGTTTTTGCGAAATGCCTCTGCGCTTGCGGATTTTTTCAAAGGCATCATTTACCTTTCTTAGCGGGCTTGGCTGTTTTAGCTGATTCTTTAAAATCTTTAGCTGTTGGCGCTCCTGCTGAACCAGGCTTTCTCATCTTCTCACCTGAGCCTGCAGCTATACGAGCCTTCTTTGCGTGAATGTTTGCATACAATCCGGGTTTTGCCATTTCTTTCTCCTTGTTAACAGTTCCAATTTTTGAGCGCGGCTTTCGCGCGCGGGGCGTCGCCTTTGGCGTTTTTAACGACTCCTGACATTCTGGCGCAGAAGCTGGCTTTACGGCCTGCGTCGGCTTTAGTCTTAGGATTTGGCGCAGGCGCCTTAAGATTTGCATTATTTTTTGCATTGTATTCGGCCCTTCCTTTGGCAGTCATTCCCGCACCTTTTTCGGTGGGTTTGTAGTTTGCACCTTTACCGGTGGTTGTACGAGGTATCGGTTTATCATGTTTTTTCGTAGCCATTACGATCCCATCCATGAGTTAGAAATTGATTGCATACTAGAATAGCCACGTCGCGGTGACTTGTCAACATATTGCCTTGATGCTACAGGATATGCAAATGTTAGCGCAATAGCATCGGCACTGTCAGGTGACGCTAATCCTCTAGATTTCATATCTTTTTTGCTTTCCAAGAATATAGCACCTTTACTATCTGGTTTCATCAACGGACTAATCATATCAGTCTTGAGATAACGATCACTTGGAATGGCTGCAGATTTTAACCAATCACGCATCAAGCCCCACATCTCTGCCCGTTTGTTGCCATACATCATGTGATTGCTTGCTTTGTTTGCAAAGTTGACACCACGTATCTTGTAGCGTTGTTCTTTTAGTCTATCCACCACGCCTGCACCTAGACCACCTTCGTCAATGCAAACTAACGCTGGCTTGTATTCTTCAATAGCCTCAATGATGCGACCAACTGTTTCCATTGTGTCGTCGCCTTTGTACTTCTTAATCTCTATGATGTCACGTCCCTGGCGTACAGCAATCACCGTTGAGTCAGCACCAAATCGTGCCGGATCTACGCCAATCACGATGGGCGCCGATAGGTCTTTGTACTTCTCTCTTGACATGGCTTCATCCACTACCAAACTAGAAATGAACTGATCGTCACTAGCATTAGGAAATTGACCATAAACTTCAACGTGTGCTGCCGAACTATCAGCACCGTATTCATCAATAATGGACTGATAGACTGCTTTGTCTGTACCTTCTACGGTTCTAGCATCCACGATCTTATTCATCCAAAAGTCGCGTTTGCCGTGGAATGTTTCGTAGAAATACCCAGAGTTGCGCCGCGGATTCGAGAATGCCAACCAGAATCTGTTTGGCGTGTTCTCCGTGAAGAAACCCGCGGCGACTGACCATATGGAGTCGTCAATACCTGACGCCTCATCAAATACCAATAACACACCCGCAAAGTTATGCACACCCGCGTAGGCGTCGGGATTCTCAGCCGACCACAGTCTGCCTTCCGCACCCCAATATCTAGTACCCATCTTGAGGTCACGTTCAACCAACTCGGTGATCCACTTAGCAGGCATCACTCTTGTAGCTGATACTTCAAACCAATGTGAGTTGATAGACATACTTAACCACTTAGTAATCTCCGCCCAGGTGATAGATCGTAGCTGTGATTCGCTGTTGGCGGACACTATAGTAGACGAGCCAATGCGGGTAGTTAGCATCCAAATGACTATCCAGCTGACTAGTGCAGACTTACCAATACCACGACCAGAACTGGTTGCCATTCTAAATGTGTTGAAGTCTACCTTGCCGTTGTTCTGTTTGATGTGTTCGCCTAGCTGGGTTAACACTTCTTTCTGCCATTTGCGTGGCCCAACGAAATGTTCCAACGGCGTGCCTTTTTGTCCCCACGGGAAGGTATACATCACCCAAGCCAGTGGGTTGTCTTTAATGGCAGGACTCCACAGCCTGCTCATTAGTTCTTGTTCGTCTTTTGCCGAATAGATGGGTTCTTGCACTTAGGCTACTTTCTGTTCTTGTTCCACATGAAACTCTAGATGTTCTTTAGGTGTTATGTCAATAGCTTCAATCACCCGCTTTTGAGCATCTTCTAGCGCCTGAGTGATTGAGATGCGTTGATCGACTTCCACATTGATCTGCTGTTTAGCTACCCAGCCGTGCTGGTGCTTTAAGATTTCGAGTGCTGCTTTAGCATCACCGTTCCGTGCAGCTTCGTGCAATACAGATGACATCTCACGCTCGCCATCAGCGCGACCCTTCAGTTCTGCCATTTCAGCGATCGGATCAAATTGTGTGAGCTGTCTGTATTCAGTTGGCAACATACCTGCCGACAAAGCTAGGGCTTCGCCTTTCAAGCCGAGCTTGGCAGCGTCGTAGATCTTTTGCAATCTATCCTCTGTGGCTTCGAGCTTACGAGGTTCGTAGGGGATTGAATAGAACATGAACGGATGTTAGCACAATTCTATAAAAATAAAAAATTTGTTCGTAAAACCACCACAACTGCAAGCGCCCATGCCATGGCCCCTGGGGGGTGCCTATTAGAAAAATGGCTTTTTGGTTAGTGCTTACTAACATATAGTTAGGGCGCCCGGCCGTTAGTTATATTAGCCATGGCTACAAAGTTGCAGCATATTGCTGGGCGTTTTTTAGTTTTTAGCCTGGGCGCCGTTAAATTGTTAGCCATGTTAGCTATGATTTTTAAATAACTAACATGGCTAACAAACTACAAAGTTTTTTCCATACGCCAGAGAGCGCGGGCGCATATGTTAGTCAAATTAGTCATATTAGCCATGCGTTTTCAAGAGCTCATTACATGGGGCACTGTTGTTATATACAGTAGTTTTAAAGTTTTACTGTATAACCCTTAAAAAATAACTATATGACTAACAAAAGGTAAAAAACCTATATTTTATATAATCACAGTGTTAGTCATTTAACGCATTTTTTCATGGCTAACCAAAAGCTAACCTATAACTAACATCTCACTATTTTCCGGCCGCCTATTTTTGCGCCCTGGTTTCATTGTCAAAATGTTAGTTTTCTATTTTTCTCACAATGTGCAATAAATTCTTTTACAAAAGCTTGAAAAGTGTAAAACAATGTATTACACTACTCATGTAGTAAACAATTATTTAACTTTTATAGGGGTATAAAAATGAAAAGCAAAAATCACGAAAACGTTACAACTTTGGAAATATTCGGCGCCGCGATCCTGGGCGCTGTAATTGGCGGCGTATTGGCTGCGGTGTATTTATACAGAATAGGGGGGTTTTAATATGTTCTTACTCTATGGTTTAGAAAAAGGCGAAACGCGCGATTATATGGAAACGCTGCTCGCTTCGAATTGTTTAAATTGGAATGACATCGACAAGGTAATGGCGCACGCCACGGCTCAAGGGTTCCATTCTTTTCGCGTCGCTACTTATAACGGCGAAGCGCCCGATTTTACTAAAACTTTAAACGTATAAAAAGGAATCTACAAAATGACTACTATTATCAACGTAAAACAATCAACGCTCGACGCCATGCTTTTAATTGCCGGTAAAAAAGACATTAGATATTATTTAAACGGCGTGTATCTTGAGTGGAATAGCAACTTAACCCGCGCCGTAGGTTGCGACGGTCATAAGTTAGCGGTAATGAATGAAACCCGCGACGATAACCAGGGCGCCGGATCTATCATTATTCCCCGCGACGTGATCGAGCGCCTGCCTAAACGCCCTAAAAACGACGCTATTGTAAGTATCACGTGTACCGGCGTAGAAGATAATAAGCGCTGGGCCATTGTAGCGGCCGGCGTAACTATCAATTTCACGCCATGCGCGGATAAATACCCCGATTGGCGCCGCGTATCACAAGGCATTAAAACAAGCGGCGAAGCTGCCGGGTTCAATATTGATTACTTAGTAGCTTTTGAAAAGGCCGGCGCGATCCTGGGCGGCGGAAAATGCCGTGTAGGTAACCGCACGCGGATACATCACAATGGCCGCGACGGCGCAATAATCACGCTCGACGGGATCGACGGTTTCGCGGGTGTCATTATGCCGTTACGTGAACAAGTAGGCAGCGCGGGCGCTCTATTCCCGGCGGATCTAGTCACTGATCTAAACGCGCAGCCGGAACAGTTGGCGGCTTAATGTTTTACCCCCTAGGCGTTGCGCACGTATTGGCGGCGCCCATTTATAAACTAAAGTAAAAAGGAAAAATACACCATGCAATTAACAATGACAAAACGCGAATATTCAAAAAAACACGCCGATTTTAAATCAACTATTGACGGTAAACCGTATATTTTGACCTTAGATAAAACAACGGGCGGGACGGTTTTAGCGCCGGTAATTATTAAATCTAACCCTACAATGACAACGATTAAAAGTTTTATCCGCAAAAATAAGGCGCTATACATTAAGAATTTATCTAATTTTGACGGCATGGTAGATTGCGTTATGCCATGCGACGATCAAGGTTTTAGGGCCGTGACCGCGCCCGATGCTGGTTATAACCATGAGAATAAATTAGGTATTCAAGGCGCCTGGTTTGTATTAGGCGGCGGCGATCGTGTTTATGACTATTCAGACGATAATTTTATAGGTTATGAGGTTTACAACTGTTGCGGTCATTTTATTCTAGCTATTAAAAAGGCGGCCTAATATGACCAAATACAAAGTAACCCCTAAACGCGGCGCGGCCTATTTTATATGGGCGGCCAATTATTACCAGGCGGCCAAAGTGGCCGGAAAATCTAAACTAGAGGAGATTTAAAAATGAGTTTATTACAAGAGATAGAAAAACACGGGTTAGCGGATTGTGAATATAACCGCGTTTTATTTGAAAGCGAAATAATAAACGATGTTTACGATTATATTTTCAAAAATGAACAATATAACTTAATAAATTTTTGCGCGGATTATCCCGCGTCGTGGATTGATAACGCGCACGCCGCTATTTATATAGGCGTTGAACAAGATAAGCCGCTTTATAAAATTAAGATTGAGAGGGTTTAAAAATGACTTATAACGTTTATAGGCCGGATAACTCGCTCCTGGGCGTGTTTGATAGCGCAGCCGCAGCGCTCAAGGCCGCAATAACTTACCAAACTATCACGGGCCAGCCGGCGTACGTGTTACAAGAGAGCGCCCTATGATTGTTTTAATTGGCGCCCTAGTGATCGCGGCGGTTTTGGTTATATTGCTAGATCTATAAACCCGCAGCACGTAAAAAAAGAGCCGGCTAAATGCCGGCCTTTTCTTTTATCTATTTAACACGCACCAGGGCGGGCGTGGGCGCTTCTTCTACCGCGCGCCTTAATTCAGATTTACTGAGCGACGCGAACACCTCAGGCGCTGCGAAAACGTGCTTTTTGCTAGTAAAGTCGCGCGACATGAGGCGCCCGCAGTCTATCCAGCCCGCCTCTTTTAACGCGTGTAGGAGTGCAGCTTGAGGGATCTTAACGCCAGCCGGGGCCGTACCCGCTAAACGATCGCATATTGCATGGAAAGGGGATCCGATCACGCCGCGCTGAAATTCACTAGCACGGGTGCGCATCTGCTCGACTAAATAGCTTTCTGCCATGCTCATGCCATGCTCGACTAGATTAGCTTTAAATTCAGTCATTGGCGGCGCGGCAGCAGGGTTAAATTGGCTAACATCACGCTGATAAAACCAACGGGCGATAGAAGCGAACCCGCCGGCCCTATACCAAGTCCAAATTTTCTGGGCGACAGAGGGATCCATTCGGGTTGCAGCCGACCAGATACAGAACCAGCGCCTATCTTGAGTGGCCAAAGAGATAGGCACGGGATCATTACTAAACGCCAGGACAAATAGGCGGTTAGCCATCTGATACGGGTGCAACCCTTTGCGGTTGATAGGTAACATCTCAGGCGGCGCGGCGATAATTGGTTTTAATTGGTTAGCCAATTGGCGGCGGGTGGCGGCGTCAGGTTCTTTTAATTCGTTGATTAACAGGATCTCCGACTCGAGTTGGTAGCCCCATTGTGAATTGATGGAGTTGTTGTCCATAATGCCGCGGTTTTTAAGATGTGGCCCACATACGGCCCAAATAAACGGCGCCCAAAATGTATCTTTTCCGCTGCCCTCATCGCCCGCGTGTAAGACCGCATGGTTAATTTTGATCTCAGGGTGTTGCACTTTAAACGCCATAATATCGAACAGGTGATTCAACTCGGTTTCGTCGGAAACTAAATTTGAGCAGTGATCTAGCCACATAGAAATGTCGCCGACAGGTGCATCTGCTTGGACTTCAGGGCGGGCATCGCGCCATCTGTTACCGAACAAATCGCCGTCACGTGACACCAGCACGGACTCACCGGCTGCGTAAGTGATACCGACTAATGCTTTGGCGCCCATCGCTTGACGATTTTCATCAAAGCAAACAGAAGCCTCGACACGACGTTTAGCGTTACCGTTTAAGTGAATAGAATGACAAGGTATATGACGATATAAAGCATTAAAAGATTGACGACCAATTTCACGGCGGTCACGTAGATCAAAATAAGATTCGTCATCTTGAATGTAGGCAAAACGCTCATACCATTCAGCTTTTTCAACACGACCAAGTTCTTTACGTTCAATCTCAGCAATACGTAAATTAGCGTCATCTGTAAACATTTCAGACGGTGTAAGTTTAGATAAGGTTGTTTCCATGACAGCAGCAAGCAACTCATCACGTAAGCCGGTCGTTACTTTAGGGCCATCATTTTCACCGACCCACTTTAAAAAAGTATTGCTATCAAAATCAATACAATGCGAATGTAAGCAACAGAATGAGCGATCAAGGGGCTTATATCGTGCTTCTGGGTTGCCATCGGTATGCTCGGCATGGTTAGGACAAATAACACCCATCCACCCTTCG